TCCCAAAACGCTCCCCAAATCCTATCCCTTCGGCGGGAACAAAAAGTCCCACACCTTGAAAAACGGCACCCCCAGAAACCCCATCACAATCCAGGGCCACACTACTGGAGGCTTGCATGGTTTGCAGGTCATTTCACAACCATCCATGTGGCATCGCACCCGACGCATGTTATTTTCCCTTCGCCAACTATCAAAGTATGTCCGGTTATCCGGGAGCATCTTCCCTCACGGCCAGCCGGGAATATATCCGGGTTACCCTGTCCCTTGAGGGCTGGCATCTTTGTGTATTTCAAGAGCGGGAGACTACCACGCCCTAGTTTTCCCTTGCTATTCGGCTTCATCCCCCGCTCCTTATTAGCCCCGATTGCCACCGGAGCTAAAGTCTATTCCTTGAGTAAAACAAATGCGGCCTGTCAACATGAACATGCATCGGCAGCGGCTCGCACCGCCTTTCAATACAGGCATACTTGGGACCACATTCCAGTGGAACATTTTCGGTCCACCCGGCTACCCACATCTCCCCGGTCCTAGGGGAAAAGATTTTCCTGGCCTTTCCCAGTGAACTTAGCTTTCTTCGGTCCCGGATCGAGACAACCACAGCCGCATTCCCCCATTTTCCTGAACTTGCTGATTAAGCAGTTACTGTGCTTGGGATGATGTACCCCATGCTTATCCCGGTACGGCTTCGACCAGTGGTTACCGTTCCAGCAGGCTTCACACATCCTGTATCCCCGCCTGGGATCGTACCGTACCGGGTTACTCTTCCAGTCCCAGACTACTTCTTCTTCGACCATATGGCGGAAACCTCAGCCTCGGACTTACCGTTGAACTCTTTGGTTTCCACCTTTCCTGAGAACTGCGTTCCCACAAGTTTCAGGGGATCGAACTGGAGATCACGGGGTTGTCCAGCCCAGTCCTGAAGAGTTAGGAATTGACCAACCTTAATAGAAATCTGGGTAAGTTCTTTTTTGTACTGAGTATCGGTAGCATCCTGGACCTGGTCGTCGGGAGTGTTGGCCGCCAGCACCTTGTCGGCAGCCAGCGACTTGAAGTGTCCGGCAGCCCGGTCAATCGAATCCTGGGTAGCATCTCCATCGGCGATTGCCTTGGTCACATAATCCGCCTGGATTACTCCTTCCTTGTTACGGCTGGCCTCGGTGAAGGCCAGCGCGGTCGCCTCCGGCGTCAGCCATAGCTCATGCAGGGTCACGCTGAGAAATGCCGTTCCTTCAAAGTCCGGCTCAGACAATGGCGATCCCTTGTCGAACCCATTGCTTTTGGCATTTTTCTGGAGTTCCGCCGCCTCCCGCGAGGGCCGGGTTGCGGCCACCAGAAACGAGTGCCGCATGGCTCCCGACTTATCCAGCTTGGAGGTCTTGTCGATGTATTGGAGTATCTTCAGACCGGGTTCTTTCCCGGTGCCGTAAGACCCCGGCGAAAGAGATACCCGCTCCCGTGTGTTGGTTTCCACATCTTGTAAGAAAGACATTTATTTTTCTCCTTTTGTTTGTTCAGTAAATTCCGTAAAAGATGGAAGCGACAATTCTGGCGGCCCACTCAGCAACGGTTCGATATCGTGCTGGCTTGGCATTTCACTGGCCCCGACTCCACTGGCAGAAGATATTGCCTTTTCCTGAGCGCGAGTCTGAAGCATATGCTCCGGCTTCTCTTTCCATACTGGGCTGTATGGCATGTACCACTCACTCAGATAGGCCGTGTACTCGGCTCGATCCTGGTAGCCTTTGATTTCCATCGAGCACTTGTATCCGACATCCTCCGTGAATCCTGGAACCGTCTTCCCCTTGGGGAATGGCTTCGTAATCCGCTCAAACTTCGGCGGCCCGAAGTTCATGCCCATGTCTCTCGACATTGCCTTCTTGCCGCTGAGGGTGGAGTTTACTTTGTGAGATTCCTTATTAAAGAAGCATTGGTCGCTCAACGGACTCAACCCCATACGGTAGGCCTCAATCGCAAAAATCAACGCCTGGATCGGACTAAGATAGTAAGGAGGATCGTCCCTTTTACCCCGGTATGGAATCTTGGTCAATATCTGGGCCATGATGTGCGGCTTGATCTTCTTCCAGTCCAGCGACTCAAGATCGCCGACCAGTTGAATCAACTCTTCGTTCTGCTTCTGGGTGGAAGCGGCGGCCCTGTCTGCTTTGACAATGGCCGCCTGCTCTTTAGCGCTTGGTACGTGTGCCTGTTCTGTCGCGGTTGGGCCAGCTTCCAGCCCCGGCTCAGATTGGCCCGTGGATTGCTGCCTTTCAGGAGCGGAGGAGCCAGAAGATTCGACTTTGAATGAGTTGTTCATTATTTTCATCTCACTTTGTATTTATAGTTGAGTAATCAATACCACCCATTCAACTCCCCGCATGGCGGGTATACATTAGTCCTCAGACCTGATCCGAATGGGTGGAACTCATTACTCAGGTTTAAGTACCGCTCACCTCCGCCTTGCTGTCGCAAGGCTCAGTTCGCTTACGGGATTCCAAGTGTTCTTCTCTGATCTTATATAACTCCAATACCTTCGGAGTCTCACCCCATCCGCATAGCGGGAGCATGGGACACTCACCAAATTTAGTCTGGCATAAGCTCTGGGTCATCGGCCACGGCTTACGATTCCGCTTATCCCGGAAGTAGCAAACAATCTCATTCACCTTCCATTCCAACTGCTGCTTAAACCGATCCCGGTAAGCATCGGTCACCACATAGGGAAGCTCGATAATCTCAAACCGTGGCCCCTTGGACTTGTAACCCTTAAGCAGAACTTCAAGATAAACCCGCGTGGGAGTCATGCCGATCTGCTGTAAATACCAGTCATACAGCCCGAACTGAACCTCAAGCATCTTCCCTTTCTGGTATCCCTGCTTCCAGGGGACGCCAAAACTGGCAATCTCAGAGGCGGTCTTCACATCGGGAAGTTCCAGCCCTGCCATTAACCTGTCAATCCGGCCACAGAGATAAACTTCTCCCTCCCCGAACGGAGAACTCATCCCTCCCCCATAAGGAAGAGTCCACTCATGCTCCAGTCTCAGACACTTGCTTAAGTCCTGCTCTACGGAGTCATAGTAGATGGCTACCAGATCGGGCAGTTGTTCAACCATCTCCATCCACTTATTGCTGAGATATACATTGTGCTTAATCAGCGTTACTGGGTAGGCATTAGTGATCTCGTATGCTCTGGCAATCGCCTGAGCATAAGTCTCTCCCAGCCAGAAGCTCTCGACCGCTCTGTGAACCGCCTTTCCATATTCGTAATACACATTTGGAATCACGGTATCGCGGTTAAGCAGATACCTCTGCCGGACGAATTCATGGCAGTCCCAATCCTTTAACATCGAAGCGTCGATGTAGAGAGGAAATAGAGAATCAGTCTTGCTCATAACACCCCGCACTGCGCTCACAGCAAAATTCCCTTTCCAATGTCCCATCTGGGGGCGACTTCCACGTAGGCACTTTGCACCTCGTCCCAAATGTGCTCGTACCAGATGGCATCAACATCTTCCCAGCACTGCCTGCTGGCCGACCATGCCTCGTGCACGGTTTCTGCGGTATCCATCACGGCGGCGCGATCGGTATCTCCCGATTTGGCCCGGCCATCGAACAGGATGAACATCTTCGGAGAGCGCTTAGTCGCTGACGGCTTCATCTCTGACCTTTTCCATGATTGTGTATTCGTTGGCATCGAGTGCAGCCTCTGGTTCCTTCGGCTCGACGGAGCGCACCCATTCTGCAATGCGCTCACGGGTCCAGCGGTGGTAGTCGTTGAGGTGCACTATGGCGCATCCGACGCTAGCGATGCAGGGCAATCCGCATTCTGGGCACACGGTTTCCGTTTCCTTACTTGCCCAGCGCCAGTTTTCCGGATCATTTTCGTAGTCGTCGTGGTTCCCGACCGCATCATGTGCCGCTCCCCATGCACAGGTAGTTATCCCCGATGGACCTTCCTGCCTAAAATCCCCAAACCCCTGCGGGTGGATCGTGCTTCCCAACATGATTGCCTCACTGAGCCTCATTGAAAACCTCCTTTTTGAGATCGGAACTTGGTAATTGCGGTTCGATTGGCTCGGCCTGGTGAATAGTCCGCGCTGAATAGGATCGCCTGCAACTTGCCGTACATCTTAGGGCCAATGAATTCGTTGAATATTTGCGGTTCGCCAAGTGGTCGTTTGTAGATCACCTCGCTGCGCTCATGTGCCTTATCAACCTCGTACACAAACACCGTGCTGCGTTCGCTGTCGCACTCGATTACAAAAGATTTTTCCATTGCATTCTCCTTTTCAGCTTGCGGAGTTCGGTTAACAAAGAATCGGGCATCATTGGTTTTCCTCCATGAACACCTTCTGCTACCTTTTCTCCAGTCCAACCCTGTATCCATATCGTTCCGCGACTTGCGTCAGAACGCGGCGCATCTGCGGTCGCGGCATCCTTTTCAGCGACTCATCTATTGCGGATATAGCCCCCTGGTCCTGAATGGCGGCTTCGCTTCTGGCGTCTTGCCTGACTGCCTTCCATTCAGCATTTGTGCAATGCGGCGCACGGATACGCACCTTTACTGCCTGATTGATAAATGCACACGATGGAGATTTCTTTTTGTGCGCTTCAGTGACTGCACGGAGTCCTGTCGCTACATCGGCATCGCGTGGGATTGTCACTACACTGAGAACGTCGCAGTTCTCGCAGTACCATTCTTGCTTCATTTTTAAACTCCATGATTTATAGGAAGCTTGCGTAGTTCGGTTAACAACTGTTCTGGCATCATTTTTGCACCCGTTTCTGAGTAATCGCGGCAATCTTGAAGCGCAGCCAGCTATTGACCTTCTTCCAGCGCTCCTTGGGTGTGGCCGATGGCCCAATAGAGTCGTTCACTGCCGCTACTTCATCCACAATTGAAATTGGGACGGTAATTAGAGGGTTGTCTTCCCAAAAAGCCCCCATCGCGCAGTGATTTCCTCGCCCGTCTCTCAGGCGGCCATAGATAAGCTCCCTCCGCCGCGCTACAGAATCTCGCAGCAGGAACATCATCGTGTCGTATGGCACACTATTGCTTACTTTTGCCGTACCGCATTCAGGTCTAAGTTTGCTCATTTGGCTTAGCTCCATATTTGGTTAACCACGAATAAATCGTCACGCCGTTAGAAAATTCCTCCGACTACGAAGGCGATGGACGAGTGCTGATCGACCACAACAGCGCAAACACCGCTTACCATTGAGCCTGCAATCATCCCGATCCGGCTGAGCATCAGTTTGCTATCGCGTGTCATGACTTGGCCTTTTTGACCCAGCCAACGAATGCATCCTCGTCTTCCGAGGTGGGATGGACGTTCTGATTGAAGTCTTCTTGCACGGCCTCCCAGAACCATTCCCTGATCTCCTCGTCGGTCATGTCGCCTTCAACGCCATCAGCGCTAATCGTGAAATGGTGCGGTGCGCTGCCACCAGCGTACCCGTCGTCCGCTTCCCAAGTGACTTCAAACTTATCGCTCATTGTTCCGCCTCCAAAAGCACCAAATCCCAATGCTCCTGGGAATAAAAATCAATCACCCACTGGCTGTCCATATCCCGCCTCCAATGAAGAGATAAAAACTTCCGTTCTCGGCATTCCCGCCGTCCACTTCTTTTCCGCCGCCATCTGCACCACCACGCAATCGTCGGTAAAGCAAATCTTGTTCATCGCATCCCAGGCCGACTTGACGCAGTTGTCGGTATCCGGCCTCTGAGTGTGCCATTCCCCGTCTTTCAGCTTCTTCACCCTCGACTGCGGGATAGGGAAAAAGAACCGGCATTCTACCCGCGTAGCCCCGGTAAATTTATCCTTCCCGTCCATCGCCTGAGCCGCGCACAGACTGGCAAAGTTTTCGTATTCTCTCTGTTCGGCTGGCGTGTATTCGTTTGAGAACAGAAAGCACAGCTTCTTGTTCTGGCAATAGGGACACTCCGAGCGCTGGCCCTTAACTGTCCGCTGGCAGCGGTCGCAGCGCAGGGTAACCACGGTAGAATGACGGGCCTTGCCCTTGGGCAGTTGCGGAATGATAAAGCTAACGGTCGCCATTTTTAGCCCTCCGTATCAGCCTTCTCATCCTCACCCGCCCACTGCAACGCGGCGAACAATAGCGCTGCCACCTCCGAACCGGCGTAAACTTCCTTTCGCAATCGCTCGCCGCGCACCGCCGTTGCTTCCTCATCACGAATGACGTTATAACGCCGTTAGGAAAACCTGTCAAGGATTATTTTCACACTACAGGTTGTGGTCTGTGGATAACCGGCACACAAGAAAAGGGCGTTGCGAATAAGGCGAACACTGTACTACAGTTACGGCGAATTCCCGATAAGGAATTTTCTCCGGGGGTCGCGTCTCTGGAGATTGGGGGCTGGCGTGAGCGGACGCCAGTCCTGCTCCCTCCCGCTCAAGGAGCCGTCTTTGTCTGAATATCTGGTCGATCAAATCCTTCCACGCAGAGAAGTCCACCTATTAGCGGGTCCGTCCGGCGCGGGCAAAAGCCGCTGGCTGTTCGATACCATCCTCAACTGGCAGGCCGGAAACCCGATCCTGGGCAAGAAATCCTATCCCTGCCCTTGGGTCTACGTCTCCGCCGACCGCAGCCACGAATCCGTACTCAGGACGCTCTCAGGAATGGGCATTCCGAGCGATCTGGTGCCCCTGGTGAGGGCTTGGGACGGTAATATGGGGATTGGGGAGATATTCGATAAAATCGAAGCCAGCGAGGCTGGATTGGCGATTATCGAGGCCTATGGAACGTTTGTGGAGCAACCGACCGGGAAATGCGTGAAGGACCTGTTGCAGCGATCCAGGCGCTTCATGGCCAAGACAGGCTGTACGATTCTTGGCGTGGTGGAATCGCCCAAGATGAAGCCGCAGGAGCGCTACGAGAACCCCCGGCAAAGGGTAAGCGGGGCAGCAGCCTGGGCGCATTTCTCAGAAACAATCTTCCTGATAGAGCCAGCCAATCCCAAAACCCCTGCCGATCCCTACCGCCAGCTCAGTGTATGCCCCAGAAACGGCCCCGGAATGGTTTTTGACCTGTGTTTCGGGGAAGACGGTAAGCTCCATCCCGCCAAACTGATAGACCAAATCAACCATAAATAGATATATCTTTAGTAATGCTGTAAGTGATTGATAATTCGTAGCTGCTACGGGATATATCCTGGCTCCGTCTTTTTTGTAATTTGTTTTCATACTTGATACGGCAAATCAACAGCTTAGGCTATTACTAAAGATATATCGACCAGTAAGGTCGGGTCCGGCCATCTGGGTTGTTTATTAGAGGTTTTTACTTGGCAATTGAAGGTATCGCCTGAACGTTCTGAGCGCGGCAGAAAGCATTTGTTTAACCCGGACGTGGTTTTGGGTAGGGAAATCGGATTTAGCGATTAAAAGGCGCACGGATGCGTTTCTGCCAAGTACGGTCAAAACGCCATTAACGCGGACGGTTTTCAAACCTGAATCCCGAACATCTCTTTGACCCGCTTCTCTTCCTCGGCAGCATGTTGAAGGCAAAAAGTTTCCCAGCCGATCTTAACCGCGTGCTGGTTGCACAAATTCTTTCGGCAAGTGGCACAAAAGGTGGTTGATGGATGATCGCATGCCCAGTATGTGAGATCGGCGCTGCACATCTTAGCTGACCGGTTCTTGCTGTAAAACCTTGCAAACGTTCTATTTACGGCTTCAATGGAGCCATTGATTAAGTTTCCGAGATACATTTCTGCTCCTTTTCCATTTCTCGCTCCGCGATCATCAGCGGGCAGTCCTCAAGGTGATGAACGTAACCGCTGGCGAATCTGGTTATTGCATCTGCGTGCCACTCCCCTTCAGCATCGCAGTACTTGCACTGTATCCCGTTGTATTTATTGTCACAAACACGGTAAGCATTGCTGCACAGACGCTTATAAACCTTGCGCAAACCGCTTACGGCTTCAATGATTCCGAGCATGGTGCCTCCTTGGGCCTTTTCAACTGCGGCATACGCCTTGTCCTACATTTCCTTACGAGCATAAGCCGATGTTGGCAATCCCTGTTTCAGTTCCGCAATGCGTCTATCGTGGTCGGCGATGATACTGGTAAATGTCTCTCCGTTACCGCTAACCTGTCCCGGCTTGCGTTGTTCGGCCAGTTGGTAGCGATAGCGGTTATCTTCCAGATTCGCAATAGCTGTCTTGATTGCTTCGATTTGCGCTGTATTCATTGGGTCAGTGTCCTCGCTCAGTCACAGATTCCGGCTCGTCTTCCGCAATCTGATCCTGTTCGCATGGCCGGCACAGATACTCGTTAGTCGGCTCGTAATATTCGAGATCGTCTTCCTTGAACTGCAACTGGCAACGGTCGCATGTCATTTGGAGTGTCCTCGCTCACCTAAAAGTTTTGAGTCTTGGTTCGTGGCCTGCTGGATCGTTTTAGCAGCCTTTCTTTCTCCCATATAAGGCTCCATTTATGGCGCAATTTATAGACTCCCTTGCACCATTCGCGGGTATATGGACACCCTTTCAGCGCTCCGCACCGTTTGCATACCTGCATTTTTGTGTCCTCGCTCACAATTCAGATCAATCACTTCAGTTTTCTTTGGGGATCGAACGGCGCAATCTGCATCCGGGCCTTCTCGACCTGCAACTTGCATACGTTCCTTCGCCATAGGCTTCATCGACATCACGCGGATTATCCTCGCGGCAGACGCCTACAATGATCGGCATTCTGCGTTCTACGGCTTCGGGGTGCACCCATCTCCAGGTATGTTTTCATGCGATCCCCTCAATCTCGGTTGCATAGCTCTTTGCTTAAACCGCGTTCACCTGCGGGTCGTGTAATTCTGAAACCCAGCCCCAGCAGCAAGTTCCGTCAAGATTGTCGCCCGGTTCTGCGATGATGCCTTCCCATCCCCAACGCAGACGATCCTCGAACACGTGGGTGATTCGCACGCGCCACAAGCGGCCTTCCAATTTGTGATCGTAACTGTTGCCGATAAGAACTTGATCGTGTGTCATATTTCCAGTCTCTATTAGTCTGTAACTGCGCTCGACTTTTCAGCGCGGGCGTCCGTTTGCATAGGGATGCCCCATTGTTCCGCCATTGCGTCCGCTATTCCCTGATACGTCACACTCCGATGTTTCCAGCGATCTGGCGATGGAGCCATTTTCCAGATACGCTGTTCCCTGCCAGCTACAATTTTAGTTGGCTGTAGTTTAGGCAATCCCTTGAGCCACAGGCAGGTAGCCTTCGTTTCTCCGTGCCCGAACATCCACGGCTGAATGATCTGATCCGGTTTGCGCCATTTCGTGCTGAGGACTCCAATGGGATTCTCGATTGCGATACGCGGGACCGGAGCGTTCGCCAGATGCAGGACAAACTGGATTGCTCTGGTTTGCTCCTCTCGCTTATCCTTGAACCATCGCGCCCCGCTTACTGCCAGATGCGTGCACGGTGGAAATGCAATCACCATGTCCCATCGTTTGTGGCTGAACCACGTGTGCGGTGTGGTCCGTGGCGACAAATCAGCCTGCACATGGTAATCCGCGACAGGCTCCAGCGCGTCGTAGGCCCATGCATCATGACCGAGCTTACGAAACGCACGCATAACCACTCCCGAAAACTCGCACGCTACAAGGACGCGCACATTTCACTCCTGATCGCTTGGATCGAATCTCCGAGGACATAAATAGCAGCATCTTCGGCGTGTCCATATCGCGTCACAAGATAGGACATCGCACGATAAACCTGCTTCCATGCGGCATCTCGTTGCAATTGCTCATTTGTCGGTTTCATTTTCCTAATCCTCCCTTGGTCTGTAACTGCGCTCAATAGGCTTCTGTCCCTTCTCAGTCAATCAGTCTGCTAAACGTGCGTTCGCCAATTTCACAGTCCATCGGATGACCCTGCGAGTTTCGAGCCTGATATGCGTTACTTGCGAGAAATCCCCAGACTTTGCAATGACTTCAGCGCGTGTCGGCCTGTGATCGAATCCGTAGTGCGTGAATCCCTTGCCACCTTCCCACAGAATTCCGGTAACCGTTGCAATGTATTGCGTCATAAAATCCTCCTTCGTTCGTAAAGTGCTGACTGCTCAACGTGATTGTCGACGTGCCATATAGTCGACCCGTGCTTTGGCGAGAGAAAGCCCGTCGACGGTGAATTGATAGCTGCTATCGGCCTTGGCAGCCGTAACGCCGTCGACATAGACCGTATAGGCCGAGTGTCGACGATCCGCCAGCACCCAGATACCGCCAATCTGATAAGAAATGTCTGATTCGTGCGTCATATTTTCCTCTTTCGTTGCGCTGACAGGAACATATTCACCCATTCCACTTACGGCTTTTGCAGTCTGGGCATTCTTTGGGAGTTTGGACTTTCGTATTCCACTCATAACCGCATCGTTTGCAGGTGCGTTTCATATACACATCATAATCATCATAGTCATATATGTCAAGAATTACATTTGCTTTTGAATGAGAGACTTACTCTTTTGGTTCTTCGAGCATTTTGGCAGGATCGGCAGCTGTAGGCGATGTGAGAACAATCACGCCAGCCTGGATATCGGGTTGGAACATATTGACACGGCGATCTGAACCTAAAGCCTTTGCGCTCAATACGCCCTTATCTGTCCCTTTGATGACGTTATAGACTAATCTTCCGCGCGTCAGTTTCTCTTGCGTTTCCGCGTCAATTTCACCTAACGCTTTCAATCTCAAACCCTTACGAGATAACAGTTTCAAAACGCGATTCGGCACAGCGTCCCAGCCACCGTTAGCTGTCGATTCCGCATAACCGGCATCCATTAACGCTTTCTTCAAAGAATCCCCTGGATTCATTCTTTCAATGTTCTCGGCAGCTTTGTAGTGTTTCTGGTCAAAATGCATCTAGGTTACTCCAGACTTATCTGCGCCTGAATCTAGCACCTTACGGGCAATATGGTCACGCTTTTCTTCTCTCTCGCGCTCGCCAAACAAAGCTCAACTTGCTAATTATCAGAGACTTACAGGCATGAAAGATTTTCGCTAGCAGACAGCTGTTAACAAGGTAATCCGGCACGTTTTACACTCTATTACATGGCCCATGCGTGCGTTTAGGCAGTGTTTACGCGGCTTTGGCGCACTTATCCACTGCTGTGCCTACCCTTCAACCCTCACGGCATCATCGTGCAAGCCATTGCCGACACAAGGCTTAGCCGTCATTTGTTGCGCGAAGAAATGTTACTGACAAGGTTCATTCGGTAGCCCCCGTGGAGCGACCCCCGGCACCCCTTGAAGGTGCCGGGTAACCCCCTAAACGACACAGAACTCAAAAACAGATGGACACTACTGCACCGAATTGCGTACACTAATGGCATGACGGACATTGTGATACGTAATGCACCGAGTGACACTATCAAGAAGGCAAAGGTTAGGGCGGTAGAGTTGGGGGTTACATTCAAGCAGTGGGTGGTGGACGCAATGGAATGGAGGCTTGATGACGAAGGAGCAGCAGGAATCGGCGGCGCGGATACGGGAGAAGGTGGGGGGCGTTAACGGCGGACGAGGAGGCCGGAAAACTACATTCCACCGGACCCGGTAAGCGGAGATCGGGTATGCGGAATTTGCGGGGAGGTGTTCGAGAACAGCATGCAGAGTCCGGCGCTGGAGAAGATGGCGGAACACATAACGATCCACAACCCCACGGGGTCGCAGTGGTCGGAGGCGCACCGGAGAATTCAGAAAGGGAACGATTCCGCGAAATCGCGCGAGAAAGACGGGCCAAGATAGAGGGGCATTGGGAAGGCAGGGGTTGACCTGTGTGATATAAGTCAGGAATGAAAACAGCGCTAATTTTCCTGATTTTTACATCTTCTCTGTACGGGCAGATTGTCAATGGCGGTGGGAGTTCCAGCGGGAGCGGGGTGGGGTTTGGCGCATCTCCTATTATGGCGATTTACATTTCCCCAAGTTGCCCCTCGACTTCCGGGACGGGATCGTGTTTTCAGACTCCGGCTAATACTCAGATTGCCACTGGATGTGCTACAAGTGCGACCGGAAATACCATCACCTGCCCCTCTGGAACGTTCGCATCCACTGATGTAGGGAAGAAGCTGTTTGGATCGCAGACGGTGAACCCGTTTCTCAGCAGCACGGCTACTCTGGTTTCCTCTGCCCCATTAACCATTGCGACATTTTCCAGCAGTGCCGTGGTGACTACGACTACCGCCCCTGGGAATTTGGCCTCGGCCAGCATCGTATGGGGGACGCCGGATGATACAGCCTTTGCCGCCGTGGATACCTTCATGGCATCCACCGCGAATACAGGGGATGTTTGCCCGAAAGTGTTCCTCTCTCAGGCGCAATACATGCTTACCGCTCCGCATCTGTTTACCCAACCTGCCGGATGTCTAGCGATTCCTCAGATCGTGGGCAATGCGGCAGCGCAGGGAAATATGTATCTGGCCGGAGGGTTTGAGGTTGAAGGGCGCGGGCCGGGAACCACGATCCTTTGGCTGGTGCCGGACTTTCCTGAATCTGGCAACTGTAATAACGGGTTCAACAGCGCCGCATGTTTCGCCGTCCCCTTGGAGGGCAAATTCAGCAATTTCCAGATTGCCGGGGTTTCCGGCGCCAGCGCTACGGGAATCGGCACGAACCACAAAATGATTAACGTGGATGTTGGAAGTCTGGAGTATTTCACCTGCACCAACCTCGCCATGGGTGGTGGGGTAAACCACATGGGCGTGTATGTGAGTCATTGGGCGCAATTGCAGCAGGTTAACGTGTCCCAGTGCGGGGATATCGGGGTGCAGGTCGATTCCAGCGCTATCGGGTATTTCTACCGTCTCGTGTCTGAGAACGTTTCGGCGGTGAATTCCAACAGCTCCAATATGAACATGCTGGGAGGAACTATAACCTGCGTAACCTGCCGGTTCTTCGGATCGCAGTTCAGCGCCGCCACAACCGACATTCTTATTCAGGCTGGGACACTTAAGCTCATCAACAGCGACGTTCAGTTTGTCGGAGTATCAGGTACGGCCTTTGGAATCCAATGCATTACATCTGCATGTACGGTTCAGATGAGCGGGGGATTTGTTAAGAATGCCGGAGCTTCCAATGCGACCGACATCAACTGCACCTCGGCCTGCAATCTGAACATTTCCAACACGACCTTCCTTGCCAGCGGGACGGGAAACACCTGGAGCAATACCTCGGCCAGCAGCATTCTTTATAACGGCACGGGAAATACGGGATGGGGGACCGGGGCTGGGATTTCCAATACCGGGCCGGGGATGATCGTCAATACCGATCCGTTCATGGGTACGGCCATGGTAGCCGCGGACGCGGTTCTCAGCGCCAACTGGGGCAGCGGTGCGGCGTGGTCTGCGATCAATGGTGAGAACAGCTTCACGGGGACGATTACAAACGGCACGACAGTCGGAGTCACGCCAACCATTACGATCACATTCCCCACTCCGTTCATTGCGCTGCCGAATGTCTGCCAGGCGACCCAGATCGGCGGCACGAACCCGCTCGGCGGATTTACGCAAACCAGCCTTTCAAAGACTGGTGTTGTCTTTACTTTCGCGCTCACTCCAGTAGCTTCGGACACGGAAATTGTGCAGGTATTTTGCCAGTGATGATATAGTGACCCCGTGCAGAAGAATCCAGCCAAGATCGCCAAAGTTATGCACGAATGGAAATCAGGGCAGTTGCATTCCGGCTCCAAGCAAGGACCGCAGGTCAGTTCACAAAAGCAGGCTATTGCCATCGCGCTTTCAGAGGCACGAAGAGGTAAGAAATGAGCACTCCGCCCCTCCCCGGTATGGGATCTTCTTTTCAGGAACCAACTTCACCCGACCAGACATCTGCTCCGCAAGAACAGATTCCGCAACCGCAGATGCCGCAGATTCTTCAGCAGCGCAGCAAGAAAAAGGGCTTTGGACCGAATGTCAAGAATCCGGGAGCTTTGGCCGGAGCGATAGCGAGATCGAAGAGAGCTAGGCAGACCGGGGATAAATGGGGGTCATGAATGCCAACAGGCAATGAATTTCAGGATGTTCGATTCGGCCAGCAGGATCAGTCCTACAAGCAAACCGACCGCGACATGAGTCCGGGCTGGGATGCCAATATAACCTCTGAAGGTCAACAGCCTACTTCCGGGCAATATCCCAACGTCTACGACCGTCAGGCGGGATCGGAACCTCTGGGTACGTCTTCCGAGGATAACCCATTCTATTACCCGCAGCGCGTCTTTGATGAGATTCAATGCACGGGACCGGGACAGTCTTATGTCAGGACCGAGCGCGAATCTATTGGCGGAGAATTCAACGCCTGTCATCCCGGACTAGAGCTGGGAAAATACACCGCTGGCGACAATATCGTGCCCGATACCGTGTCCTCAAAGCAGTTTTCCTCGGACAAGAACGGGGACCCGCGAGCACTGTTACAAGCGACACGATCCGAAATAAGTCAGCACGCGGAAATCAACCAGCTTTACGGCTTAAACCAGCCAGCGGCTACCCTGGGGTCACATCCTTGGCTAAGGGATGAACTGGCGACCCCAAGCGAGACTGAACCAGCCAATGCAGTTCCCGCTAAGGGCATGAAGGTGCCAGCATGAGCCAGATTTCGCAGTGGAACACCGTCGCCCTGAATGCCACGAATTGCTCCGCCAGCGGCAACAACACGATCATCGCCGCGCCATCGGCAGGGCCAATCAAGGTGTGGAAGATTTGGTTTACGGCTGGCGGAGCTGTTAACGTCACTTTTCAGAGCGGGTCCACAGCATTGAGCGGCGGAGCAGTATTGACCGCATCAGGATCGAGCTTCACGCTCTACTATGACGGCTCGCCTCACTTTGTGGCTCTACCGGGGAGCGCGTTCGTCATAAACCTTTCAGGCGCGGTGGCTTTGACCGGGCAAGTCTATTACACGATTGGCGGATAATGCCATTCACCATCGAAGAGTGGCGAAAGATGCGGCAGTATGGCAGAACTTCGCTGTTCTATCTCTCCAACAACGTCCTCGGCTACAAAGACGTATCTACTGAAGTCCACGGGCCGTTAATCCGGTCATTGCAGAAGTTTAAGGGAGGCCGGGACTGGACACATTCCCGCTTTGTCGGGCAGAACGTTTCGCCTGGCACCTTCAAAGAGCTTATTGAAGGGTACGAGCCTGTCGTGCCTAACTTTTGGGATTTGGAATCCCCTCACGGCCTCAGGAAGACTTTGATCCTGATGCCTCGCGGGCATCTCAAGAGCACGGTCATGATGGCCCACATGATCCAGTGGATTTTGAACTATCCAAACATCAGGATTCTGTTATCGTCAGGCACGGGGGATCAGGTGCATGGCTTCCTCAAGGAAATCAAAGGACACTTCCAGTACAACGAAATGTTCCGCTGGCTGTATCCTGAGTTCTGCCCGCCTGCGAAGACTGCAAAGGATTTTGGCAACCAGGATCAGTTCACGGTGCCAAATTGCCGTAGACCCAATGCCAAGGAACCTACTGTCGGAACGGTCTCTGTGGGGGCAGTCGTGGCTTCCACGCACTACGATGTGATTGACAATGACGATGCCGTCGATAAAGAAAACGTCCGCACACCGGAGCAAATCCAAACCGTCAAGCAGCATTTGGGTATGCTATGGCCCTTACTTGAAACAGCTCCAAAGTCTGATACGCGGCCCGTTGGCTATCAGCGTGGATGGTGGTACCTTGTGGGAACTACCTATGACTTCAGCGATGCATATGCAACGGTCCTTGATGAAGAGGCCAAAAAGGAAGTCAAAACCTACTACGTCTACCGCCAGTCGGCAATCCTCGATGGAGAATTGAGCAAGGAAGAGTGCAGGGCCGATTGCAATCTGCCCAAGCCTCACGCCGTCTATAAGCACTGCAAGACGCTATGGCCGTCTCGCCTGCCTGCCGAAGGACTTTTGGCGATTGCCGAGGACCCTTTGCAGGGATGGTCGGTTTTAAGCTCGCAGTATTTGATGAACCCAATCCCGGACAGCGCAGGGTTGGTAGATTCACAGGATCAAATTGTCTGGGTTCCACCTCAGGCGATGAAAGGATTGTATGCCTACCTCAACCTCCACATTACCGTGGACCTCGCCGGAATGGAGCCGAGTACCAATAAACTGGCGGATAACGATTATACCGTCATTAACTTGCACGGGTTCGGTCACGACGGAACACTCTATATCCTGTCCGTGCTGCGCGGTCGCTATACGCCTTTCGAAGTTATCGATTATCTGTTTAACCTTGTCAAAATTCACCCGCGAATTGTGGATGTCAAGGTGGAGAAAGAAGCACATGCGAGAGTGCTACTTCCGTTCCTCAAGCGGGAAATGGCCAAACGCCAAAGATGGCTGCCCATCGTGGAAATTCGCCGTGATAACCGAACCTCCAAGCAGCAGCGCATTAAGGGACTTCAGCCGTGGTTTAGAAACGGCTCCATCAAGTTCGCCGACAATCAACCGCACAAGCTGGCGATCATCAACGAGATCATGAGGTTCCCCAAGTACGCCCATGACGACATTCTGGATACGATTGCGGATGCGATGCAAAACCGGGATGGTGGTGTAGTATCGGACGTGCAGCCGATGGAAAAGACAATCGCTAATCCGACAGGAAAGATCATCAACCCCGACCTGAAGGATTTGCTGGATCGGCTGTGGGGTGTGAAAGAGCCGGAATCGACGAATGCAGTCGATCTTGTCACTGGATGGTAGATGCCCGGAGATGACGCAAACGGCAGTTTAACAAACTTCTCGATGGCCGCAACTCCGGCCACGGATGCCCCGACCAATCTGCCTCAAGGTCCGGGAATTGCTTCCATGACTACCGAGGAGCGCGAAAAACCCAAACTGCCTACCGAACAATGGAGCGATGAGTATGCGGCTAAAATTGCCCTTGGGGATTTCAAAAGAGCGGAAGGTTATCGAACAATCAACCATGACTGGCGATTCCGAGTCTCGGATCAGCTTTACCTTGCATGGACTCAGCGCCGAACGTGGGAAGGAACCAAGATTCCTCGGTCGTCGGTGGGAATATTTCTCGCTCTGGAGCAGATTGAAGCTCTGCTGCCGTCTGTGGTGCTGTCTCTTTTTCCCGACAACAACCGCCTACCGTTTGACGTTGAGCCGGAGCCTTCCACAACCCCAGCCCAGGCCGATGCCGTCCGCGACCTCATCTCTTGGCAGCTTCAGGACATTGGCGAACCAGGGAAGTATCTCAGTCTCCGCGAGGTTGCAAGACGCGCCTATAAACAGTCCTACATCTACGGGAACGGCATCGTTGAGTTCGGCGTGCTGGACCGAAACATCACACGTAATCATTTCACCCGAACTCAAGTCCCGGTTCGACAAATCGTAGCCCATCCTCTCACCGGAGAGCCTGTAGCTGTTCCAACAGGACTGTTCCGCTCTGTCGTGCAGAAGCGGATGCAGATGCAGCGTGTCGTAAGGCCCATGCTGTCAAACGTGGATATCAGGGACTTCTACTGGGACCCGAACTGCAACTCCCATAACATCAACGACGGCGGATTCTGCGCGACCCGGCACCTGATGTCTGTAAATCGCGTGCTTGAGTTTGCCAATACGGAAGGCTTCAAAATTCCCCCTGCCTCCGCTCTTCTGAAGCTGGCTCAGATCAAGACAATGACGCAGGGGGATTCCTCGAAGATGAATCTCGAAGCCTTCAGGGGAATGACCTACCAGCCGACAATTGATTACTCCGTCGATCCGGCTTTGGCTCAGTTGGAAGTGATCCGTTACTGGCAGGCCAATCGTCATGTCTGGCTCCTTGGCCGGCAGTGGGTGGCTTATAACCAGCCGAACCAGTTCGGAATGCTGCCTTTTCTGGATGCGTTCTATGTAGACGTCCCTTCACGTTTCGCAGGGCTTTCAATCTGCGATCTGGTGGAAGGCGACCAGAAGTTAGCCGAAGCTATCGTAAATGCCAGAATCGACGAGCTTAACCTGATGATCCACCGCCCGCTGATTGTAAAGGAAGGGCGGGCATTCTCAGCATCTCAACAAAGACTCAGGCCCGGAGTGGTCTGGAAGGTGGAGGACCCCGCAAATGACATCAAATGGATGGAATCTCAGCCAGTTACCCAAGACGCCTACATCGAAGTCCAGGCCCTTGAACAGCGAGTGCAGAAGAAAACCGGAGTCACTGACCTTGCTGTCCTTGGCACCCCTGCCTCAGGGGGCAATTCGGCCAATAGGACGGCAACAGGCGTCTCGACTCAGGAGGGAGCTTCTGGGAAGCGGATACAGTACCACGTAGAGAATGCCGAAGATCAGTTCATTGTCCCGGCTCTAAATATCATTCATGCGCTGAATCAGGTATTTTTGCCCCTCGACGAGATGCAGCAGGTCCTCGGCCCGGAAGGCTCGATGATCCAGATTGATCCGGTAGATGTGATGAATGCCGGGGTCAGATTCAGGATGAACGCCTCAAGCAAACTGAAGATCAAGGCGGCCTTGGCACAGGGAGGATTGGGAATTCTAATCCAGACATTACTAAACCCCGATCTCGACAAACTGGCATTTGTGCAGGGAGTGCGGCTCGATTTGAAGCAGGTTACGCGGATCATCAATGACACATTCTCTCTGCCTCCGCAGGCCCTATGGGTGCCCATGGAGCCTGAGTACAAGCAGACCATGATGCAGTTGAATATGATGCAGTTCCAGATGAAGATGCAGGAACAGCAGCAGCGCTTGCAGTCTCACCAGCAGGTAGCGACCGACCGCGACGAAACGCAGCTAATCAAGGCACTGATTGACAGAATCATGACGCCGGATGTGGCGCACAAGCTGTTGAACGAGTATGCTGACGCAGGATTGACTTTACCGAGTGACCAACCACCCGCAAGTCCTAACGGCAACGGAGCTGGAGCATCTGGCGGAAGTTAGAGAGGTATGCCAGACGGTGCAATCTGGAGGCTGGAGACGGATTCTGGCCCAGATGGAGGCATTCGTCGAAGAGGCTTTGGATGACATGCGAAAGGCGGCTTACGCCTCAGCCGAAGCCAAGGCTGGCCTTCAAACCAGATGGCAGCAGCGCGAAGCGATGTTTTTAGGCGTTCAGAATTACATTCAGACTTGTGAATCGGAAAGACTTCTGTTATTAGAACAATCAAGGAGTGTTCCTCCAAATGCCGAACGAGATCACGAAACACCCGGATGGGAAGATTACAGCGAAGTTGGAGACGGGCGAGATATTTGAGGGCGATCCTCTCGAAGTAACGCAGAAGATGGCCGAGGCTCACGTCTCCACGAAGCGATGGGGGCAGGAGTGGAAACAGAAGGCGGAAACGCCTCCGGTCCAGCAACCGCCAACTCAGCAGCAGCCAGTCGTAGATCCAAATGAGGCCCAACTCCAGAATTACCTTTTGACGCAGACCGCGAAAGCGCTCGGATACGAGAATGCCGACCAGTACAAGGCCGATCTGGCGCGAGTCAAGGGAACGACAGAGAAGGTCAATAATCAACTTGTGGCGACTGAGTTCCTCGCCCTGAATCAGGATTTCCCGAACACGCCTGAAGCCATCGAATCGCTCTCGAAAAAGATCGACGAAATGCATTGGGATTTCAATACCCAGTCCATGACGGCGGCCCATGCTTTACTGGTCAGGGAACACGCCTCTGACGACAAAAAGGGCTATGCGCCATTGACGGCAGAACAGATAAATTCGGCATGGGCGAATAACATGCAGCAGGCCAGCCGAACTGCTCCTCCACCGATGATTCACGGCACTTCCCCGGACGCTAACCGTGCCAATCCTAACGAGCCGTGGAACATGAAGATGGATGAATTGCGGGCGGCGGCTATCAAGCAGCAGTTGGAGCCACAGCGATGAAGCTAGCTTCCACGGGCTTAGAAACCGGATTGCACAAGATGATAGCTGCCAAGCAGGGGCACATAGCCCAAATGCAGGCGCACCATTCTTTGCAAAGAGCCTGGGGCTATAAGAAACTGGCGAAGCATACCAAGGGTCGAATTGACGACGAGCGCGACCATCTGAAATCAACCCTCCACTATATGGCCCAGCGCGAAGTCACGCCGAAGATGGATAGCGTGAAGCCAGCCATCGGCACCGATGTAGTATCGCAGTTGACGAACGACTTGGAAAACGAACGTCAGTGCGTAACAGACCTTAACGAGTTCCTTTCGGCGGCCAGAACAGCCAACGAAGATTCCCTTCGCCGCATGATCGAGCACGTCGTTAAAGATGACGAGCAACACATTGCCGATCTGGAGCAACAATTGAATATCATTCACACTGCCGGACTGGAAAACTATCTGGCGAAAGCGAGCAAAGTATGATAGACCCGCGAGACATCGAACCGACTCAGCCGAAGCCGCCAGCCGACGATGCGGACAGGCCGCGCTGGGTTTCTGAGAACGTCACCTATCTGGAGAGGCTGGGAGAATACCGCAACTTGCAGCAATTCAAAGCACAGCACCCGGAACTGAAGGGGCGCATGTGGCACGACAAAGAACCGGCGCCAGTCGCTTCTGTTTCATCTCCGGGCCTGAAGCCTTTCGGGGAAAAGGCAGAAGAGCATTCAGTTCCATCGCATTACAGCTACACAGTAACCAGCAAAGGAACGTCGAGGCCATTCGGGCAATGAACTGGTTTCATCACCACAAAGAGCACGATCTTAACGAACTCGTTCATAAACTGCGCGAGCTAGTAACAATCATTCTAGGAGAAAATATGTCACAAGTTCAGTACACTCTCACACTCACCGTCACTCCCGCAGTTACTCCGCTGACGGAGGGCGCGACTTCCGGGTCGGCTACTCTTCAGGCGAATACGCAGGGCAGCGACATTCTGACCCCAATCACAGGCGGAGTTCCGCCCTACACGGCTTCAGTGGATGCTTCCAGTCCGAATCAGCTTCCTCCCGGCGTCACGGTGGGAATTGACCAGAACAACAACCTGATCGTCTCAGGCACGGCAGCGACCGCTGGCACTGGTACGATCCTGATCGACGTAAACGATTCGGCAGTGATTCCGGTTGCGAATGCGAAGAGGGGCTAATTGCAGGTCAACCTGAGTTGGGGAGCGGTACCGAACGCGCTTTACTACAAAGTGTACCGCTCCACATTTTCAGGAGGTCCATACCAGCTTGTCGGTCAATCCAATCCTAATCCTGGCATGACTTCAGCATCAACCAACATCCTTACGACGTATCAGGATGGGCCGGGAAATCTCTCCAATGGCGTGAATTATTACTACGTCATCAGCACGGTTACCACAGACGGTGAATCGGCCTACGGTACAGAGATCGCCGCTATCTGGCCGGGAGCGCCAACGGCGCCAACCGGGGCTTCCGCTGTGATAGTTTAACCACAACACCCTTGCGGGGAAGAACTGCCAGCCAAGGCAGCGCACCTCTTCCTAAAGCGAAAGCTGAGACGGCACCGCAAGGGTGGGCTTGACGGTCTAATGATTTGCATTTCGTTTTCTCTTGAGCAGCGCCTTGTGGCATTGACGACATCTTCTAGAAAAACTCCCATCAGATCGTTTTGAAGGATATGCGTCATCTAAAGAATGTCCTCTCTTGCAATGGGTCTGCACGGCAATAGGAGAGCGGCGCATATTTTCAAGATGCGTTACCGCTTCGAGATGAGCAGGATTTACGCATTGCTTATTGCGGCATAAATGGTCTATTTCTAGCCCTTCTGGAATCGGTCCAATCCAGTTCTGATAAGACCAGCGATGAGCATTAATTACCTCTCCATCGCTAACACCAAAAACTCCATAGCCTCGATTATTTAAGCAGGCCGTCCAGTTCCAACACCCAGCGACCCGCGCAACCTTAGCCAAGAACCTTTCCTCAATCGTCATATATAGCATTATAACACAAGTCGAATAATGGACATCGTATGCTATAGTCTTTTTCAAGCAGGCATTCCCTGCGAATATCCCGCCTGAGTTCCAGACGTGGCGAATTGAATAACGGTCGCCTGATCGTGAGTTCCACGTCGAGCACCCCGAAAACAAGACTTCATCGGAGGTGTGTGTGTTCCAAGTACTTCTGCTTGTCCTCGCAGTCGGCCTAGCGCTGCATGTCGCTGAATTCATTATCCAGCGCACAAGTTTTATTTCCCTCGTAGAACTTTTGACCTGCGAACGCGGCGATTATGCGCCAGCAGGCATGACGACTCAATCGCCGGGATTTACCCACCTTGCGACGGTTTACTATGAGCGCCGATCTCTTGAGCGTTTGGAAGCAATGTTCCGCTTCTATCAGGTCTGCGAGCCTCACGACATTCCCCAAGGCGCGGGCCGGACGATTCAAATGAATCGCTACACGCTGCCTGGATTCAATACTCAGCCAGCGGCAGAAGGCGTGATTGGCGCTCCGGTTCCACAGGCAACCACCACCGTATCGGCCACGGTCGAGCAGTATTCCGATTTCATGAGCGCTTCTGCGCTCCTGACCGAAACCGACATCAACCCGACCAACGACCGCATGGCGGATGATTTGTCCTACCGGGCGACTGGAACGGTCGATACCATTATCAGGACTGAGATCGACTCCAACACCTCTGCAAAGGTTTCCACTCTGGGGGCATATCTTTCAGCGGCAGACTTCAAATCGAACGTGGCATTGCTTCTGGGCATCAACGTCCGGCCACGCTTCGACAACTACTTTTTCTCGGTCATTCACCCCTACGTGGTCTATGACTTGATCTCCGACAACACTGCTGGCGGATTCATTGACGCATTGAAATACATGGCGGGCCGTCAGGTGCTTCAGGGCGAAGTGGGCGAAATCGGCATGTGCCGTTTGCTGACCTCGACCAATGTCGGCACCTCTGGAGCCGTGCCCAACGTTCTCTACTCGACCTACATTATGGGTTCGGGTGGAATCGGGATCGTCAACTTGACCGGGAGGGGTCCAGATCAGGTTGTCGATCCCCGGAAACAGAGATTCACTCTGAATATGGTCAAGGGTGGGCCTTCCCCGGCTGATCCGGTTGGTGAAATCGCCAGCTACGTGAGCTATCGGTTCGTCTTTGCGGCAAAGACTCTGGATACGGTCAACCTCCGTTTCAAGATCGTGACCGCAGATGCGAGCTTGGTGTAATGGCCCTTCATCTCAATAACGGCGACGGGCAGACTTCGGGGAGCGGTGCAGTTGATCCGCGAGCGGTTCCTCCCGGACCTGCCTATGCCGATCCAGGAGCAAGGAGTTCGACAGATTCAGACTGGGTCAGACGGGATATGCTGTACAAAACGTCTCTCCCGCAACAGAAGTTTTCCTAGCATCACGAACCGGGGTCGCGGCTGTCTTAAATGGCGAACTCCATGAGGGAGGACCTCTAAAATGGCTTCAGGAAGATCGGTATACGTAGCAAAGAAATCCGTAGCGCTGACAAATCCGATTACGAACGACTCAATCTTTCTCCAGAGTGACAGTTCGGCATTGGCGGCTTACGTCTCTGCCTATCAGGGCGGAGAAGTTGGCGGAACGTCGAACCTTGACGGGAAACCATTCTATGTCCGGGCGACTGGAAAGGTAACGACCGGAACGTCGTCAACCCTGATCGTTACCCTATACTACGCCACGGCAGCGCGGACGGCGATTACCTACAACGGAACGGGGGTTTCGACCACCGGAGCAACCCTGACCACGGGCGCTATCGGAACAACGTCTGGCAACTGGATGATCGAGGCGACGTTCCTTTGGGACTACACTTCGAAGCAGTTGAATGGGTATTTCGATACCCTGTCCAGCCCTACCCCGACACTGGCCGCGCCTGCCGTCACTACGCAGTTGACGACCATTGACCTCTCGGTTCCCGGTCCCGGATTTGTTGTGGGAGCGCACTTCGGATCGACCAATGCCTCCAATGTGGTTTCGCTATCAGAGCTTGAACTGGAGGTGATGTAATGGCAGTCTCAATCTCTCAACCGCCTTATTTCAAGAACCTTCTGGCTATCGCGGCTACGCAGGCTACGGGAGCCTCGGCGGCATTCTCCATTCCATTTGCCGATGCGTACACGTTCTATTTGAACGTAACCACGGCTGGTCAGACCACGATGGATACCGTGTTTCAGACCTCGGTGGACAAGGGAACCACGTTCGTTAACGTGCCGTGGAGATTCGCGCAAGTCACTACCACGACCGGATGTTTCGTTCTGAACGTTCACTCTGGCATCGGACCTGCCAACGGCCCGGTGGGAACCATCACCACTGGTGAAGGCGGCCTTACCGCTGCTACTGGCGGCGTTCTCAGTCTCGGAGCAATCGTCGATCCGCAGAACATGAAGTTCTTCATGACTGTGAGCGGAACGGCTCCCGTCTCGACGCTTTACGTTGCGGCATGGTCAAGAGGAGTGACGGACGCTAACGCAGCATGATAGAGTAGCCGGAAATGGCTGCATTGCTCGAACAATATAGGGACGACCGTCAGAAAGTTACCGCTGGCGTGCCGTCCCTATCTCCCGAAAAGCGCAGAGAAGTCACCGAAACCCAACTACGACTGCTTTACCAAAGAGCCTGCCAGAAGGAATACAGGCAAAATGAGGCTAACGCTCTGGCCTCCGATGGAGCGATGGAAGACACCTCCGATTGGGAGCAGATCGTGGGCATACCTCTTGAGGGCTGGAAGGTCGCGGCTCGTCTGAAGAAACTTAATCGCAATCTTTGGTTCGAGCGCTCCAAAGCCGCCCCCGAACAACTGGGAATCTATCTCCTCAAGAATGACGGAAAGGGCGGACAAGACAAGGAATTCCTCTGCGGGATGCAGGCTGAAGATAGCCCTGAATTTACCTTACGGGTGAAGAATGATGACGGAACGCCGAAAGGAATCATCCCTGGCTGGCGGCGCGTTTTAATGCGGCTTATCCGAAAGAACATTATCACCGAATCGGGCGCATATGCTATGTTTGGACCGCCCTCAAGGGATTCGGAAAATTGGGCGAGGTTTACCGCGTGATCGACGTTAACGGCCAATTGATACCCAGAGTCGGAGTTGTCGTCGGGATCCGCTCCTCGCGTCTGGTAACGCCAGAGTGGGCCATTGGGCTGGCGACACAGAACTTTGGCATGGGCGTGAATGTGGCTTACGCTCCAGTTCATTGCTCAAACCCTAAAACCGGGAGCGAGGGGTTGCCGAGGGATTTAGCGGCGGAATACATAGTTGACGGCGCTCTGGAATTAAAAGCTCCATACGTGATGTTTGTGGACGATGACGTGGAGCTTCCTTTTGGAACCTGCCGCCACCTTATGCAAACATTGGCTTCGGCGGATGAAGACGTTATGGTTGCAGGGGGGATTTACGTCACAAAGCAGAACCCGTGCGAGCCTGTCGTCTTTCAGGATATTGGACTGGGAGCGTACTGGCGGTGGAAGAAAGACACGATATTCCCATGCGAGCTTATTGGCTTGGGATGCTCTTTGTGGAAAACGGAAGTATTCAAAAAGATTCCTAAGCCATGGTTCCGCGATGTGGATACTCTGACAGTCTCCTGCACGGACGATGCATTCTTCTTTGCCAAGATGAAGCTGCATGGATTTAAGGCTCTGGCGAATGCCTGGATTCTGCCTACTCATTGGGATTATGAATCCGGGAAAGGATTCCGCCTGCCGGAAGATTCCTATCCAATGATGGCTCAAGAGGCGGTGCTGGCATGATGGGCAAGCATACAAAGCGGGCGCTGGACGCCGCAATCGACGAACTCAGGCGTGACGGCTACATGGTATTGATTGTTATGCTGGATCAAAAATCTGACCCCAATAAACCGATGGGCAGCGGAGTGGAGGTTTTATGCTCGGAGACGAACGACCCGAAACTGCTGGGAGCGATGCTTCAGACGACCTTGGAGCAACTGACAGGCCAAGGCGCGGCAGACCGCCGAATCAACTGAAAATGGACCAGCCCGCCACATTCACGATGGAACAGGTCATGCAGATGCTCGGCACTCTGCAAAAGGACAATCGTGATGCGCTTATTGAGTTTGCCCGCGAGTTAAAGAAGCCGTCCCCAGAGGAACAGGCCAAGCTCGACAAAGAACACGCCAAGCTCAAGGAGCGGGCAGCGGCGGCTGTCAAGCTGGCAATGGCAGAAGAACAAGGCAAGGAGAACGCCGCGAAGTTCTGTCCGCACGGGACAACGCACAAAGGAACTCACGTCTTCACTCACCAGTGGCGGGCGCAAGTAATGACCCCGCACGGCGAGAAGCCTTATTACATTCCCCGGTGTACGCAATGCAGTAGTACGTGGGATCGGGTATTCGGCCTGCCCAGTCCAAAGATTCTCGCCACTTCGGATCAATTGCAGGGCGGGGTGAATATGGATCAGTGGACCGATGAAGATATTCGCAGGGTGGTGGAGTGGGCGCGGAGAAATCCTAACGAGGAAAACATAGCGGCCTGACGTGGCATACACCTATTCGTGGAACGATCTCGTCTCAGTAGGCTCTTCTTACGGCAAGGGCATCCCTTTGTCGAAAGTCAATGCCCAGATTTGCGACTTCGTTTCTCAGGACATGTATCAGGAGTACCCGTGGAAGCAGACCATTACCAACACGGCAAAAGGGACGATTCCGCTGATTGACTCCCAGCAGGACTTTCCGTGCTCGGCTCCGAACATCATGAGGCCGCTGAAGGCGGAATTGTGGCGCACAGACACGATCCCGCCGACCACGCGAGAGCTTTCCATTGTCCGGGACTTAGGGGTCGATCTTTACCCACGAAGCTATATCTCAATTTCCCAGGTTTCCTTGCAGCAGTCATTCGGCAAGTTTCGGCTGAATGCGGCGGTGAATGTCCCGACAGGAATGATGCTTGAATTGCGGGTTGATTACCAAATTGACCCAATCAAAGTAGTAAGCCTAAATCAGATCATCTGGTTCGACGATCGCTTCGCCGTAGTGGCCTTGGAGGGTTTGCTTTACTGGGTCTACAAGCTTGCGGATGATGGCAGGGCGGGATCGGCTACAACCGACGCCTACAACAGGGTAACAGGGTATACGGGGCAATTGGGAACTTATAAGTCGGCTCTTGGAAGAATGAAGGCGTCTGAAGATTTTGGCTTCACAGACAGCGTGTTCCCAAGCGACGCGATGGGAGTGCCGAGAGATTCCAATTCCCTAAATATTTTTGGCTGGCCGTAAAACTATGCATATTTCACCATCACAACTGAACCGCATACAGGAGTTGCTGGCAGATCGGCCCCAATGTCATCTGGCTATAGGCGTCACGGGTATATGCACCTGTGATGGTATGGCTATCGAATATCCTGGCGGCGTGATCCACCCATTGTCATTTCTAGAACTAATGGATGGCCCAGAGTTGGAGCCTTTGGATATATTAAAGGAGAAATAATACGGGTAGCTTTAACGCAAACATCCTTCCCGCATCGGCTGGCTTATCTCTAGGATCGGTCAATCAGCAGTGGACCGCCTACCTGCTGAATGTATTCGCTGGAACGATTCAGTCGAGCACTATCAACCCGGCGCTCTCTGGGGCTATCAGGCTTGCATCTACGGACACGATTGCATGGCGGAACAATGCCAACACCGCCGATGTGGCCTTGAGCACGAGCGGAGCGGCGGCGGGGAATGTGCCAGCGGACACACTGGAATTCAGTGGCGGGTTCTTTCAGGGAATCTTCATTAGCAGCTTTCTTAATCCTGCCGCTTCGGGAGTGATTAGACTAGCGGGCGGGGATGCAATCAACTTCCGCAATCAGGCAAATTCCGCCGACATAACCGGGCTTTCGCACAATTCCGACGATACGATTACCGTTGGCGGCGTCATGAAGCAGAGTTTTATTCAGTCTGCCAACGCTAACCCTGCTCAGGCGGGGGTTCTAAGACTGGGCAATAACGAGTCGATAGCATGGCGCAACTCGATCAACACGTTCGACGAATTCCTTTATGTGGATACCTCCGACCACATGGTAGATACGGCCACGAACGGATTCATGCTGGTGTGCACGAATCCCAACGTCAGGCTAGGAGGTTCTACATCTGCATTCCCAATGCTCAAGGGGAACTCGAACGCTGTTAATGTCCGTCTAGCCGACGATTCTGGCGATGCGGCGCTGACGGCCTTGAGTCTGGCTTTATCCGGTGCGCCTATCCTCAACGGACCTCCGGTGGAGGTCGCCGCCGTCAATCTGACGGGCGTTAGTGCCGGAGTCGGCAGTACGATTTACACTACTGTTGGGGCTGGGCAATACCGGGTAACGTGGAATGCCAAGGTGACTACGGCGGCTGGCTCAAGTTCTACGTTGGGAGCCTTCACGATTGCCTATACTGATCCCGACGGGACGCTGATCACGCTGACTGGGGCGGCAATGATTTCGGCAGGAACGATTGCGACCACGAGCACGGGCAACACAGTGAGTACAGTGCTTATTGGCTTGCCATTGCTGCTGAATTGTCAGGCCGCATCGGCTTTAACCTACGCCATGGCCTATACCTCCAGTCCAGCCAGCGCGATGGCCTACAATCTTCATATCAAAGTAGAGGCCATGTAATGTATGCCTCCAGCCTCTAAGACCGAACATCGGACGCTTTCAAATACAGCCCTTCCCTACATCTCCAATGCTTCCCTGACATCTACCTCCCCGCAATACATTCCGGGATCGCAGAACATTATGACATCTCTGCGTAACTGGTCGGAGCTGAGGCCGGGATTCTCGGTAAACTTCGATGGGACCGGATTTACCAATGTGGCGCGTAATTTCATCTGGAGGAGATGGACAAACAGCACACCCAACGGCGGATTGTTCATATGGATGGTGTGCGATATATCGGGAGGAGTGGCGAAGGTTTATAAGAAGATATTAGGGGTGGATAGCGCTCCTGTACTTCTGTGGACATCGACCTCTGCGGAGCCATTTGATTTTGTCGTTTCGAGCAATACGTGCTTTTTCGGCAACGGCACGGATATGCAGAAGTTCGACAGCCAAACGCTGTCGAATTGGGGAATTGTGGCACCTGTAAACGGACCAGGAATCACGCTGGTTACAGGAACTAACAACGTCTATACCTCGTGGTGCTATTGCTACACCTACTACAATTCTAATACCGGGCACGAATCTTCTCCGAGTCCTATTTCCGCCTGTTCTGGAGTCTTCACAAACAAGAACTCGCAATTGAGCGTAGTGGCTTCGACCGATCCACAGGTCACGAATATAAGGGTTTATCGAACTCCCGATGGCGGGGCGCAAGACCCGGCATTGATGCAGGAGATTTCTAATTCTCCATTTCCCAACGCGACTGGTAATGTCGTTGATTCAACGGCGGATATAGACTTATCGATCAGGACCGCGCCGGAGTTCTTCAGGAACAATCCTCCCACTCCGTGCAAGGGGTTCGTGACATACTCAGGGCGCATCTGGGGATTCGCCAACAACACGACGTATTTCTCCGGCTTCGAGGAGATCGTCAACGGAGTGCCCGAAGAATGCTGGCCCGGAGGGTTAACCGGGAATTACTATCCTTGGCCGAATGAAGTCTTTGGGCACGCTTCCCTGACGGACGGAATCGCTGTTTTACAGGCCACACAAATCACTAAGATTGAAGGAGATAGCCTTGATACCTTTAGACGATATACTCTGCTCGAAAAGCGTGGCACCAGAAGCCGCACGACGGTTGCTTCGCTCGGTGGAAGTGTCGTCTGGCTGGACACAAGCAATACCATCTGGCTATCCGACCTTGGTGAAATTGGGATTCCTATTAGGCCCGACACGGCAGGAATCAACCCCCTCACCTGCTACATCACCATGCACATCTCAGGAATCTTCCACTGGGTGACGGTGCTCGATGGAGAGAATGGAATTTTGTACGTTTACGATCTCGACACCTCGCAATGGCTTCCTCCGTGGACCCTTGGTAACAGCGCCTCGGCATTGTTCTCAGGGGAAACTTCTATCGGGGATATAAATCTTATCCTGGCTTTGGGCAATACAACCACTCAGCAGTTGGCAGCCGGGACATACAGCGATGCCGGGACTAAATACTCAGCGACCGGAATTACCAACTTGGTCCCAGTGACACCCGACAGCAATCCGAGTTTTCAGGGCACACATGACTGGACGGAACTTAAAACTGACGCTGTACCGCCGACGCAAGTTTTGCAGTGCATTGATGACGATCCCACGCAAGCGCCATTCTCCGACCTTACTTCAGGAGCGGAGCCTTCGCCGCTATTGGCTCATCAAGGAGCGTTTCTTCAGAGCTGGCGGTATCCGGCAACACCAGAATCGGCGGCTTATGTTGCGCTAAAGTTTGTCTGGAACGGAGGGCAAAACTTCCATCTGTACAACGTAGACATGGGCTTCCATCCAGCAGGAGGGTAATTGTCAGGATTCAGTACCAAGACAGGACAAAATCCAGCAAAGCAGGGATCGACGATTTACCCTGGATTCTCTAATACCCAGCCTCCCGCGACTGGAAGGATACAGCGCCTTGAGAAAGGCTCGCAGAGAGTCTGGCATGGATCATATAGGCCTACCGCTGGAGTGTACGCGAGAATGCCGGGAACGCTGTTATCGACGAAGGCTAACGCTCAGCAAGTCATTAACGTCAGCAGCGTGGCGATCAGGAAAATTGGCGGAGTGTCGGTGTCGGCCAACATCTTCGGATTCGCCTATACATCCACCTCAACAAGTCTTACCTGGTACTGGGATGGAACGAACGGCTCTACGGTCCCGGTAATTACGCGGGCAGATGGGACCAGATTCACGGTCCCGACCTCAGGATCAGGGCTTACGATATCCGGCCTGACTGCGAATACCACGTATTACTTCCTGCCATTCTGGAATGTTACCAACGTATGCAATATCGGGTGGGTTCCAGGAACTATCGGAAGCCCTCAAATAGCCTTCGTTGTGGCGGACACCACCGATCCAGTGAATGAACCCTCCTACATCATGGAACAGACTTTACAGCAGAACGAGCCGCTGTCTGCTGGGTTCATGTCCGCTATCACAACGACCAGTGGCTCTGGAGGAGGAGGGGCTGGAGGGCGTGGATGCGTGATGAGTGGCACCGATATTGTGCCATTGGGAGACTACGACTTCAGCCTGGAGGTAATCCCTGAGACCGAATGGATACACCTCAGAATCGAGGATGGGCGTGATTTATATTGCACTTGCAACCATCCGTTGTATCATGCGGTTAAAGGAAAGGTGCAAGCCGACGCGTTAAATGAGGGCGATCTGGTAATTACCGATTGCGGGGAACAGAAATTGACATTAGCCCATCCCCACAAGCGGAAGTGCTCCAAGCATAAAGTGATGATGACAAAAGGGCATCTGTACTTCGCCAACGGGTTTTTAAGCCATAACAACAAGGCTTTTACGCCGGGTGGGCCATGAGTATCGGGACCGAGTTGAAAAATCTCGTGATGGTCAGACTGGCAGATGCCGGGAAAGAACCTGTTGTTGAATGGTGTGAGGCTAATTCAGCTAGGAATTCGTTCGACAAATCCGTGCTCGGCTACCCGGCGACGAAGACACTAGCGGCTCACAACAACGGGACGGTTTACGCCTACATGCCCATTCAGGGAACAGCGATGCTGGAGTCCATAGGTCCAAATCCAGCAGCCACTCCGCTGGAAATAGCAAATGGTGTAATGGAGATGGTGAAGGCAGCGGCGACATTGGCATACTCGGCAGGATACCGCGAACTGTACTTTCTTGCGAGCGACGACACAACGGCGCAAGGGGCCAAGCTGATGGGGTTCGAGGAGTTACCGTACAAGGTGTACCGGAGGCGCTTGTGACTTTCGATATCAACTGGGGCGGCGGGGATTACCCTGCTTACGATGGGCAGATGAAGGGTGCGGAATCGGCCGCCCAGCAGATGCAGCAGCAGGAATTGAACATGCAGACACAGGCGTTCAATACCCAGCAGCAACAGTTGGCTATGCTCAACAAGTCTTTCTCTCCCTATCTCTCAGGAACGCAGGGCTTTAGCCCGCAAATGTTAGCCTCCATGCGGTCGCAATTTCTGAATTCCAACAGTTCGACGTTTAATCAGGCTGGCAGTCAGGTTAAATCTGCGCTATTGGCTCGCGGTGAAGGCGGCGGCAACGCTCCTACGGGCGGGACATATGCAGGCGGAATTTCTAACCTTCTAGCAGCGCAGGCTGGAAGCCAATCTCAAGGACTTCTGGGAATCAATGTGCAGAACGCCCAACAGGCATTGCAGAATCAGTTTAATGCCGGGAGTCTTCTCAGTGGCAACGCGGCGACTCTAACGGGAGCGCAGGGTGTGGCCGGAAATGCAGCTTCAAGCGCTCTGAATTCTTACGTACAAGCATCAGCCAACTCCTTCGGTGGATCGTTCGCAAAAAGCCTTGGCAGCGGGTTAGGAAGTGCTATTGGCAGCGGGATAGGTGGGGCGGCAACAGGCGGATTGGGGACGGCGCTATCTACGGTAGGGTCTGGGAATATGGGCTGGTAATATGGGCGGATTCGCTGGAATTCCGGGAATGCAGTCAGCTTTGCAGCAACCTGATGACATAGATCAGGCAGCGCAGGGAGGGCCGCAGAAGATTGCCCAATTGCTTCAGCAATCCCAACAGGGCGCTCCGCAGGGGCAACCTGCTCCTCAGCAAGGCCAACAACAGCAGGGCCAGCAACCCGATCAAATAGAGCAGTTAAAGCAGTCCCTCGCCCAACAGGCCACTCCTCAGCAAGGACCGTCTGGCGGCCCGATTAAGCGCTTCTTGCAGAACTTCATCGGCGGCATGGGGCAGTCAATGGTTCACGAAGCCGGACTTCCCACGGAATACGACAAACAGCAGAAGGCGATGACCAATCTCTCCCTGCTGACCAGTTCTCAGGGATTGGCATCTTTACATCAGTCAATGGCGGCACAGTATGCCCCGGTACCGCTCGTGGGTTTAGATAGTAAACCGATTACCGACCCAACCACCGGGAAGGTTATTTCCCTGCCAGCCAATCACGCGCAGACTTTTTATGCGGGGCAGGTAGCAGCGGCCAATCGCCTGCAAGTGCAAGGCATGAAGGGCGATACGGCTACCCAGGTCCAGAGCATGAAGGACCAGAGCGCTCAGGCTACCCATCCACTGCAATCTGTGCTAAACGATGCCTCGCAAGCCTATACCAGCGGCGACATGGATACATACCGTTCGAAGCTGGCTGAGGCTACCCAGATGGGAGCAGCGCCTACCGCGACATCACAGCAGAATAAGCTGGATATGTTCCGCCAGTCTCAGGCTTACCAGCAATGGAAAACTACGCAAGATAATCAGACCAAACTGCAAGTGGCCCAGATGTCGGCAGGGAAAGCCCCAGCAGCCATGATGCAGACAGCAGCTTTTGCTCAATCAGGGTTGAATCGGCTCGACGACGCACAGGCTGCCATGCAGCGCCTTGAGGCTCGCGGCGTTCTCGGCAACGTCGCTTCCAATAAGATCGAGAACTGGATTTTCGGCAACGGACTGGTGGATCCGACTTTGCCAGCGCAGGACAAGGAAGACATCGGAAAACTTAGGGCGGCGGCGAGTTATACAAGTAGCGCCGCCATGCGTGCCCATACCGGACGGACTTCCCGTGAAATCTATGATGATTTCAAAAACACGATGGGAATCAATCAAGGACCGGACGCGTGGCGCGGAGCTATGCAGGAAACCCGCTCGATGCTTAACGATTACGCCACCGGGGCAACGAATGCGGCGGTGCAAAAGCTGAGAGGCGGTGCTAATCCACCGCCATCCACCCCGCCTACAACTGGAGGATTCGCAGCGTGGAAGGCGCGACAAAATGCCCGGTGATCCCACAACTGATCCTGATTTCATGGCGGCTGCTCCGCATGACCAGATGGCCTATCTCTCTCAGACTGACCCTGATTTTGCGAAGGCGGGGCCGCAGGACCAGATTAATTATCTGATGCACCTTCGTGGCCTGAGTTCCATGTCTGGACCAGCCCAGCCGAATATTCAGATGCAGAAGTCTAACCTTGGAACCGCGTTAGGATCAGATCACACGGGCAGCGCTATAGCTAATCCAGCGCAGCCAGCGGAACAATTCGCGCTGGACAATCCAGATCAGCAAGGAAAGTTACTCGGCGCGGCGGCAATTGGTGCTGCGGGCGCGGCGGCTCCCTATGCTGGTCTGAATGCTGGTTCGGTGTTGACCGGGCTAAAGACTGCCGCCAAAGCCGGAATACAATCTCTCCCGTATGTAGCAGCTAGCGAGGGGATTAACTATGCACGCCAGCATTTACCTTTAGGGAAATACATTCCTCCTGGATCGGAGATGCTGCCGTTCTTTATGGCTGGAAAAAGTGCCGAACCTAGTGCTGCCTCTGCCCCTGCTACGCCCGAAGCGATAGCGGCTGACAGGTATCAGATAGTACATCTGGAACCTCAGCAGAATGTTCCTTTGCCGGAGCCGATGAAGATTCCGGCAGTGCAGGGCGTCATTCCACAGACTCCAACGATGGAACCAGCGCAATCAACAACGATTGCCCAGCATGGCTATGACGCGGCCAACCAGCGCATGGTCATGCAGTTCAAGAACGGCAACGTGTACGAGTACAAAGGCGTCCCGCCAGAGGTGTACAAGAGCTATCAGGCATCGGAATCGCAGGGAAGTTTTCACGCGAACCAGATCAAGGGGCGGTACGAAACGAATCTTATCGGCAGGGTTCCATCGGCCAAGATGACAGCAGGACAGAAAGCGAAGGCGGCGTTACAGAGTCAGGCTCTCGGAGGCCAACAATGAGGAAATGGTTGCTGCTGTGTCTGCTGTCGATCCCATTAGCGGGGCAGCAGATAAATACCGACGTGATCCCAGCCAGCCCCGGCCTTAACCTGGGACGCAGTAACCAGCCTTGGAATATCTTCGCCAATAACCTCACTATCACGGGAAGCTGCTTGTTGAACAATGCGCCGTGTTTCGGAGCCGCATCTGCGGCAGCGCCCAGTCTTTCATTGCAGGGAAACCTTTCTGGAAGGCTCACGGCGATTCCCAATTCCAGCTTCAATTCTTCGACTGGAGCCTTGACCTTAAATGCACTGAATATCATTCCCAACGCCAATATCAATGGCATCTTCGCTGCGGACGGAACCCTGGTCACCTTAGCTCAGGCGGTAGCGAAGTGTCCATCTTCATCGGCTGGCTGCCACATCTACGTCACCAAGAGCCAAACTTTCACTTCCGGTCTGGTGTTCTCTCAGGCTTCCTCGCCAATCACAATCGAGTGCGTCAATGGATCGGATCAGAATGGAGGGGGGACGGTCCTGACGTTCGCTCCATCTATTGCCAATCAGTCGGCAGTCACGGTGCAAAACGGGTCAAGATTCTCATTCCGAAACTGCGTATTAAAGCAGAGCGGAGGGCAAGCAAATACCGATGGCATTGTGATGCAGGGTTCGCAGGGCGGAGTGATTGACAGCTCCATGATCACTGGGTTTACAGGCACGGGATGGTTAATTACAGACAGCGCAAGTTCTTCTGGAATATACAATTCCTGCCTCAACTCGCGCATATTCAACAATGGCGGGCCGCAGCTTTGGTTGCAACAAACTCACACCAATGAAGTAGTGAATCAAAACTCGGCACATCAATGCAGCTTTGAGGTCAACACGGTAGGGAGTTCTACCTCTCCCAGCATCAAAGTGACTGGCAATGCAAGCGAGAATGCGTTTTACGATGTGGACGTTTCCAATACTGGATCGTCTCAACCGCCAGTAATCGTGCAGTTGGGCGACAACACCAACTTCTGCCGGGATAACAACTTTTACGATGGCACGATGGAAACCACGGGAACGCTGGCAAATCAGGTTGGCTTCCAGAATAACTGCCAGAGCACGTTTGTGCATTCCGAGGGAGGCCTTACTGGAAGCGGAGCGATATCAATTCAGGATGGGACCATCGGGAGTGCGTGCCACTGGTATCAGCAGGGGTCAGGAGCGAATTCTCATGGCGTCGGAGGGGATTCCACTTGCCCATATTCCTACAAGGCCGGGACGCTTTCGCTGGCTGGCGCTGGGAACAATTGCGCGGGATTTGTTTCTGGAGTCCTCACGGCGGGGTCTAATTGCGGTACTGGAGGTGGGGTTAGCCCTGGCACCATCCATCAGGTCGCGGAGTATCCGAGCACTGGGAGCAATGTCAGCGGCTCATCTGGGCTTACTGAAAATGGGACTACGCTTAATTACAATGCAAATTTTTCAGTCGCAGGCCCTCGTCCGTGGATTGATGTCACGGGACCGGGATATGGAGCTGATCCGACGGGCGTGGCAGATTCCACAACAGCGCTGAATAAAGCATTCACGAACTGTAGTGGCGGGACGGTTTATCTGCCGCCAAATACCGGAGGCGGATTTTACAAGCATACCGGGCAGTTGACCATCAGCACTGCCGGATGCACGATTCAGTCCTTTGCCCAGGGCGCGGTCATCAAGAAGTCTTACAACTCCACTGGTGGATTTCCCGGCAGCAATGGAAGTTTTGTCATCACCGGATCAAACACCATTATCGACGGCATCGCATATGACGGGAACAACGGATCATTTACCGGACCCTGTATCACGTTTTCTACTGCCGCAACCCAAGTCATATTCCAGAACAATTACGTCCACAACTGCGACGGCAACTCGCTCACGTTTACAGGGTTGAATTCGGGAGCGACCGGGCCATCCAATTTCAGAGTCCTGAACAATACCATCATCGGCGGAGCCAACGGCTTCCCCTTGCAGTTCAGTCAGGATATCGAGTACTTCGATATTGAAAACAATACCTTCGATGGTTCGGCCATTACCCTGAGCGGATCTGGTGGACCAGCGACGCTTCAGTTGGAATCCCAGGGACTGACCACGCAGATTTCTCATGGGATCATCGCGCATAACACCCTAATAAGCCCGAACTGCTCCACCGGAGAATGCTGGACGGTGCAGTTAGGCCAATTTAACGGCTACGCTTCCACGGATATCATCTATGGGCCGAACCTCACTCTTCTGTCTGGCAATATTGCTAACTGCGGATCTTTTCAGGGAGTAAGGGATTCCAGATTCGACCTTGGAGTCTGCGAATCGAATACCGGGGTTTCCGATGCCCAAAACTATACGATGTGGGAGTTCATCCTCGACAACAACATCGACATCACCGGAGGCACAATCAACGGCGAGGGTCCGGGCAACAGCGAAGGAATTATCTTCAGCAGCACGTCGAACAGCACCCTAAGCGGCGTGACCATCAACGGCTTTGGCGAGAGTTCAACCAGCGGCGTCACGGCAGGGCTTGAAGTTTCTGCCGCGGCTGCGGGTGCGGTACAGGCTATCACCTCATGCAGTGAGTCGGGGAACATCGCAACCTACACGGTTACCACTCCTCCGTTGCAGGCCGCATGGCAGCCTCCTGCTACGGTTTACTTCGGCGGAAGCTATACACCTTCTGGCTACGGCGGAGGCCCGTATACGGTCATCAACACGAACTACAACCGCATCTCTGGAACTTTTTCTGTTGTACTTCCCGTTACCGGGCTGGGCAATTGCACGGGCACAGGGACGGTGCAGACTGGATCGTGGAATAACACTTTCAGTGGGATTACGATCAACTTCCCGGTCGGAATCTACGGGTCGCTGACATCGACGCTCTACGGCATTCAGGAACGCTGCACGCTGGCGGGAGGGTGTTATACCTCCGACAATCACTTCTCCGGGATCACCATCAATGGGACGCCGGGAACTTCGGTCACGGAAACAGGAATATCGATTCAAGGCACCGGGACAGCCGACTCCAACACCTTTACCGATATCCAGTTAAACAACCTGACGAACGGCATCGCCTCTACGGTTGGGACCAATAACAACATCATCAAGCCGCGCTTCGTCAATGTCGGCACTCACGTCTCTGGCACAACCGGGCTTTATATCGACTATATGGCACCCAATGCAGTGCCTACAATCACGGGCTGCGGGACAGTTACCTCTCAGCTTGGCAATGGGTTTTCCGGCAGTTTCAATGCGGCTTCAGGAACTTGTACGGTAGTCATCACGCCGGGGGAAACGGCGATCAACGGGTTCCGCTGTTCGGCGGCGGATATAACAACCCCTGCCGATACCTTCACGCAGACGGCAAAAAGCACGACAACCTGCACTTTGACGGGAACGGTTACAAGCGGAGATTTGATTCAGTTCTCAGCAGCAGCGTATTAAACAGGAGGAACATGATAGCGAAAATCGCGGCATGGTGGAATTCTCTCCCGCACGGTGTGCAAGCGGTGCTGGTAGGCTTTGGCAGCGCGGCAGGGCAGGTTTTAGGCTCTAAAGTGTGGGACTGGGCAAACAATCAGCCCGTATGCGAGGCAGGGGTTGCTATCGGTGCTTGCGTGAAGTTTACCGCCGTGGCAGCGATCAGGACTGGCATCGTAGCGGTCGGCGGACTATACCTGAAGTCGAGCTTGTACAAATCACCACAGGCCCAAGCCTGACCAGTTCAGAAGGAGAATAAGCAGCACCACGAACAGTAGAATACCGAGAACCATCATCAGTGGTGCGGGGACAGCAACACCGGATAGCTGGGCGATCCATTTGACGAGAATGATGACAATGGCGATAGCGCAGATCAGCAGGATAAAGCCGATCATGAAGTGGACGAAGTTGAACGTCATGGCGTGGTACTGGAACAGGGCTAAGGCAATCATGGCATGGCCTCCAGTGAACGGCTCCATTATGATGCAGAAACTGGCCGAAAAGGGAATATTGTTTTTCCGGGTTTCGTAAATTGCGCCCACTTTGTACTCTCGGAGCGGAGATTTGTGAATGAATACGCTGGGATGCTTCTGGACGGCGCACCTTCCGAATGGATTCCCAAGGCTATCTTTGGGGGATTTATTGCTATGTGCATTTGGCTTCTTCAGCGTGCTGTATCTGCTAACGATGCGCGTCAGAGCGATGATCGAGCGGAGGTCAGGAAGCAAGGGGACAAACTCAACGCACACGACATCCACCTCGCCCGCCACGACGAACGGCTCGACAACATGGACAAAGCTGCGAGACATCAGCGGTCGGAAGACTGATGGACGGGGATTCGTTCCTGAGCTTATATTTGCGGCTATCTGCTGTGGGCTTCTGATCTGGGGCGGAATTCGCTCTCGCTACGAGAAAGAGACGCACCACAATGTCAAAGTCTGGAGCGAGGTAGCGAAAGACCAGTGGTGGATGAGCGATGACGAAAATCCCACATGGTATCTGTACAAGGGCTGCGAGGACTTCCCGAATGCACGCGTGATCTGGACCGGGTATGTAGCCCGTCAGGCGGTTTGGGAGGAGCGCGGGAACTGCAAGAGCATTCGAGCGGTAGGATTAGGATTCTTCTGGGATCGAGATGAGCACGGAAACGCAAGGAGGATAAACTGATGTCATCACCAACGGGGCCGCCAGACAAAGATGCTTGGCTGTACATGACCGGAAACGATTTTGACGATCTCGCCAATATTGAGGCAGCGCAGCAGAAGGGCTGGGCTATCGGCCCTGCGATGCAGCGACCGGATGGAAGATGGGCGATTGTGCTGCTGGGAGTCTATCAAACGCAGTGACCAGCGAGGACGAGATCCGCCATCTTCGGGAACTGGTAGATGTTCGTTTCGACGCACAGAAGGAAGCAGTAGAACTGGCGATGGTCAGGCTCAATGAGCGCTTGGGCGAGATGAATGAGCTTCGGGAGCAGATCACGCGGGAACGTGGAATATACCTTACCAGAGAGCGATACGATGCCGAACATCAGCTACTGGCACAGCGGGTGAGCGCTCTGGAGTTGCAGAACAGCAAATGGTCCGGCAGCATTTGGATGCTCGGGGCGGCGATCAGCGCTTTGGTCATCATCGTGAATGTGGCTCTGAAAATCTGGATCAAATGATGAGATGCCGAATCCTCTACTCAGAGTTCTCCCAGAGCCACAGACGGCTGAAGAAATCAGGGAGCGCATTGCACTATTAGAGGACCGCATTAACGGACAGTTGGACGAGGCTATTCAAGACCTGATCGACAAATTGAAGGAGAAGCTTAAAAAGCTGTGCTAAGATTTGCTTCGGAGGAATGAATGACATTCAACACTCGCCGTTTCATCGCCCTGCTTGCCTTGTTCAACCTGCTCGTTTTCCTAGTGGCCTGCTCGACTTCGTGGGTCCAGGAGGCGTCTTCCATCATCGGTGCACTCGTGCCTGCCGTGGAAGGCGTGCTCGTGATCCTGTCCGGTCTAGGTGCGGTCGGCCTGTCTCCGTCCGTCATCACCGCAGTGCAGGCATGGGGAACGCGGGCCCAAAACGATCTGGAGAATGTAGTCACGCCGCTCATCAATCAATACAACACAGCGGAAGCTGCCGCGCAGCCGGGAATACTGACCCAGATCGAAACGGCATTGAATACCATCACTGCCAACCTTAAAACCATCCTGCCGACGCTGAAAGTGGAAAATAGCGCGTTGCAGGCCAAAATCACCGCCATCGTGACCGAAGTATCGGATGAGTTCGAGGCGTTGCTCAATCTGATTCCTGTGGTCAAGGGAGCCATCACTCCGGCAGATGTGATGAAAGCGCTGGCGGCACATCCTGAAGCAGTCGCCAAATTGAAGTCTGCCAAGCAATTCAGCAAGGACTACAATGCCAAGGCTGGTGCGTTCGGAGCGCAGTACAAAAACTGGATCAAGTGATTTAACGGTCTTACGCTGAAAGGCGTGAGTGGAGGTTGGGACCGGGGAAGCCGATCTTTAAGAGGTCGGCTTTTTCATGCCTCCAGTGTAACGTGCTCCCGGCTCTTATCGAACCATGTGCGGCACACCGTTCTGGCATGTGCCGGAATGCAGCGCCAGTTCACTTCCTCGCCATAGGACTTAACATTGCGGCGGGCGAATTCTTCGGTTCTGGCGTCAGACCACAGGCCGGAGACGCATAGAATCAGCGTTCCTTCTGCGGCGTAGACTACTTTGGCTTCATCGCTTCGCGTACTATACGCGGTCATTGGGATACTCCCTTCCTAGTCTCCAGCTTCTATTTCATGACGGCAGACGTATGGCCTAGTGCCGTTTACGGCCTCTATCGCGCGGCCATTAATTTCAAGCACGGGCCAGACTATATCTGTCCCGCAGGTCCAAATGCGAGACGGCGCAGCCGGGCTTCCTAGAGTAAAAACTACTGGGTACGTATCTGACGGTTCCCCCGTGATGCCTTTCTCGCGCAGTCTATCTGCCGAGTACGTCGTGTTTGGACTGCTTTCTCCATGGTCGGGCCACGGCACAGTAGCTTTTACGCGGATCATGTTTTCTCCTCCGCCGCATTCGCGGAGCGCGGCTGCGGCACGTCGCTAATACCAGAAACAGTGGAATATGTCCTTGGCTGTATTTTCTCTAACACCCGCTTAACGATCTCGGCATTCCAGTCAATCGGCCATGTCCCTCCCTGCGAATTCATTGCCAAGTAGCGCAGGACCTGAGTGCGTTCCTCGAATGAGAACCAAGTCCCCGGCTGCGGCGCGTCAGGTTCTATCTTCGGTGCACGGGCTAGTCCCCATCCCTCACGAAAGCCATCATAGTAGGTAGCGCTGTGATCGGGATTCATCTTAGCTAATGCATCTTCCATCTTCTTCTCGGCTTCGGCAGACCAAAATGGAGGCTGAGCGGCTTCGCCGAGAGAAGGATGCACCCCGGCCCGCGCCCCTGCGTTATAGCTTGCTCTTAGAGCAGCCACTATAGTTCGAAGTTCTTGTGCCAGCGATGAGCAATCACCTAATTCAGATTGAAGTGCGGATGCCAGCGTTGTGATAACTCCATCTGGCTCCCCGGCAGTTGATTCGGGCACGGCGCTCGCATGGAACGAATTCGGGCATGCTACGTATGCAGTTGTCAGGTTGTTCGTCAACATGAGAGGTTCTTTGTGAGTCCCACTGCATGTTGGGCAGCGTGGCGCTGTTTCATGGCTCATCGGGTCAGTTCCTTCCTGATGGGCAGCATTTGAAGCCGCATCGTCCATTACATTGCCACCCCCAGCAAATGCCTGTGTATTGAAGTTGGTTGGGACAATATCCACCTTTGTGGTCTTCGAAAGCAGCGCCACAAACACACGGGCCGCGCTTGAGTTCAATTCCATCGGTCCGTGTTTGTTCCAGCTGTGCGCCCCTCGATTCAGTGCTCATCGGTTTAGGCATTCTCGATCTCCCAGACTTCTATAAGCCCTCCACTACATCGGCATATCAATTCGGCTTGTTCTCGATCTGATTCAGCGATACAAGCAGTCTGTCGTAGCTCATTTCTCACCGTCCCTCACTGGAATACAGATGGCAAGCATGCGTACACTGTGGCATTCTGCATGCCTCACAGTTCTCCCGCTGGCACAACTGGCTGATCCCATCCGTGACCGGAATATCGACCGTCCCTGAGTTCCCCGTTTCGATGTTGAACTCGGAGCGAAGACGCTCGAAGATTGATTTCGCCTTTTCCGATCTTACTGTTATATACGTACCGTCATCGTACTCAGCCAGTAGTTCCCTGATCGTCGTTGTCAGTCCTGGTTTCATTTCGGTTGTCCTTCCTCTTGGCCCGCGTTTTTTAATCCTGCGTCTCGCGCTACCCTTACCGCTGAAAGTATCGCTGCCGCGCCAACAATCAGAAAAGCCGCCAACCCTGGAATTGCGATCCCAGCCATTGCTTCCCAGATTGTCATTTTTCCTCTTGGCCAACACGGTAGTGCTCATCCGGTTCAAGTGCTCCGATTTCGGCTTCTACTTCACTGATAAACCTTCCACTTACCTCAAGCTCTTGGCGCGAGACTTCGTTAGGAGCGAATTGTCGCAACTTAAAGACAACCGTGTACTTAGCTGAAGAAACCGCTCGTGCTGCTTCCTTGGCAGCTTTCCATCCTCGCCGATACTCATCTCGTTCTGAATTATACGGGGAGCGCTCAGCCTTGTGAGTGCGTTTATATTCTTCTGTTAACAATTTCCTAAAATGCGGCGTATCGCTTCCTTCAATTGTCTGATAGTCGCAGTTCGGGCATCGCAGCCCGTTAATTTGAACAGTGTATGGTTCTCCATTTACTAATCCAGTTAAAGACACGCTGGATGGTTTCAGGTCTGCCTGTTCACACTGGAAACAGTCGCCTTTAGCGTCCTGTATCCCTCGCCGATACTCATCCTGCCCTGACTCAGCCCGCCGTCCAGCCTCAAATGCGTCTCGCATAGTTGCGAACTGTTTGCCGAACATAGGACAGGCTTCCTCATGCGGCATTCCAACTAGATTGCCTTCACATCCGATCTCATCTCCGAGACACTTTGGCAGCGATGCGATCCATGCTTCGTAATTCTGCTGCCCTGACTCAGCGTAAGCGCGGGCGATCTCAGCAATGCCGTCTTCTACGGAAGGCAAGTACTCAGGAGCCTCCATAATCACTGTGCCATATAGCGTTCGCAATCTCTGTGCGGCTTTCCGCATCCACTCTTCAATCTTCACTTCCGCCATCGTTCCTCCTCACCTTCCCGAAATCGCCTCACTCACCGCCTGCCGCCCCATTCGACTTCAAAAACTCTACGATTGCGTGCAACTGACGGGTCAACGTACCCTCAGCCTCCGCTCTATTACGGGCGGCTATGTTAAACGTGTATGTCTGTGCTTCTACTTGAAATACAAAGTAAAAGCTTTGCGATACAGCTATTTCGTCTTCCTGCTTTTTATTCTTCACCACAATCCTCCCCAGGCATTATTCAGCGCCCACCACATCACAAACACCATCCCTCCGGCCACCGGAATGACCCAGATCAGGGTGCGGAAGGGTTCCGAAATTCGCCGTCTCACGGCAGCACCGCCCACACTATTTTACAAATAACATGCAGCGCTTGATCTGTGCGGAAGTTAGTGAAGCCAGCACACTTGAAAACATCGAACACAAAATGCAGTATGAACTCCAATGCTGCAAATACAGGATTGTGAGTGACTAGCATTACTACTCCGGCGTGAATTGCGCAATGAGCCGACATAGCAATCCACCAGTCGATCCCCTTTATGGGATGCTGATAATCCTTGGCCTTTGCCAGAAAATCTCCCTGCAACGGATAATCAGCAACCGCATGCCCAACTAACATCCAAAATAGACGCACAAGCACAACTTTCCTCCAATCCTGCGGAAGGGTTCGGGTAGAGGTCTACGCATCACCGATTTTGTCCCGCTCATATCGACTATTCCAGTTTCAGGTGTCGAGTGATCCCCGGCTGCTTCATTCGGTCCGGGTTTGACGAAGCAAATGCTTTGAACTTCGACCGTAGTTGCTTGATCCCGGCGCGATGGAGTTCATTGCAGTCTTTCTCTACCGCAAACTGGTATGCATCAATCGCGGCCAGCGCGTGTACATCTCGCGCACGCAAAAGAAACAAAGGCTCATCTTCTGGAACCAATTCGCCGCTCACTGTATTGAAAATGCTAACTCCATCAGTGCTGAATTTCCCATCAATCTTTCTCACTCTGTTTTACCTCCCTTGCTTGCGGAATGGATCGGCGGATTAATTCTTTCTCTGTATCCAGCGCACTAATGCCGGGTTGTCTCTGAGGATGTTCAGCAGCATCCTCGCTGTGGGGTTGATGACCGGCTCCCCGTCGCCGCTGTCGGCCATAATCGGATGAGCATACTCTCCGCCGGATTTATGCAGCGCCACATGCATCAATTCGTGCAGCACGCTTTCCCGTATCGTTCTTCCGTCTTCATCAGTCGGCAGCCAGATAATTTTGTCATCGACCCAGGTTTGAGCCGTGGCAAAATGTTGGAGCAATTCGCTGCGGCGAGTGTAATGAAATGTGTACTCCTCTCCGTCTACGTCTACGTGAGCGGGAGGATGGTCTGTCGGCACTTTAGCCTCTTGATAGGTAACCGGAGAGTCGAACTCAGTTACCACTCTTCCTCCGGCATGTATCTCTATTGCAGTCGTGCTGGTGGCAAGCCTTGTTTGACGGCCAGCCGCGAACATCAAACCCATCCCCGCTACAAGGAGAGGAATGAAGAATCTCCAAGTGAAGACAGGCGGGGCGGGTGCAACTTCGATCTCATGTCCGTATTCATCGTAAAGCAAAACTTCCTGTTCGCCCATCCAATCCTCCACCACGCGAAGATGCTCACTCAGTAGTTAAACGCACGCTTGGCTTCCAGTTGATTGTCCATTGGCAGCGACAGGTTGTAGACTTCCATCACTTTCTGCATAGCCGAAAGCGAATGCTTTTTCTCGACTTCCCGGACATCCTGATCGGCAGCGACATAGACGGGGTAATCATCGTAATCGTATGTATCGCAGACCACGATCATGTGCGTTGCGCCATCGGCCACGCCTTGCTTAAACCAGCGGCGTATATCGTCCTTGCTCGTCATCCCAATCCTCCCGGCTCACTTCGATTCCGTCTGGGGCTTCCTACACCAGTAGTGCGGGGGTTCTGATTCGTCGTGCTCAAGGATACGAAGTTTGTCGGCACAGGTTGTGCGTTCCTCTTCCCACTTAACGCAGTCTTTTCCGTCTAATACGCCCGGACCATACGTTTCGCAAAACTCGTCGTCGGTGGTTTTATCCTTTATCCCGAACATTGATCTGAGCACTTGAACTGGTATGCGCTTCTCTTGTCCTGGGATCGTGATCGCCGGGACATCCTCCGGCTCTGGCGCATTGATTTCCATCGTCGTCGCCACCGCATCATCGCGGCAATCTACGAGCGATTCGCCGACAACCAAGGGATGCGTCTTTCTGTATAGCTTGCCGTCGATCACCGCGAACACATGCACCGATGAGTCGTATGTGTTAAAGCATTCATATGCTGCGACAGTCTTAGTCGTTTGCCCCCACGCCATCCCGCACAGCAGCAACAAAACGAATACGCGCTTCATCATTTCACCCCCGCAATCTTCGAAAGAGTCAGAACAATTGCCATAGCCAAGGGATACTTCCATGCGATTTCGTATAGTTCGGGATACTTAGTCGGCATCGCGGGCCTCCGATTCAACGTCTACCTGGCCGATTGTTTTCCACTCAACCCCGTCGAACTCCCAGATTGTGCCGCATTTCTTACACGTAAACTGATCTCCGGTGACGTGTTCTTCATCGGGCAGATCGCACTCGCATTGTCCGCGAAATTGATCTTCGCCCCAATTGCCAGTAATGTAGCGATCCATTGCCCGGTCGTGTCTGTCGTAGCTCATTTCCTTCCCTCCAGCTCGCGGCGTGTGGGGTCAGCCATTTTCTTCCCCAGTTTCATCAGAAAACTGCCACGGCATAGTTAACTTGGTCGGCGATTCGGCTCGCAGAGCAAGATATCCAGCACACAACCGCATCGGTTTGCTGCGATCCTCAATCTCGTGGCAGTAGAATGGGATGCCTTCCATCACACACTTAAGAGCGTCCATTGTGGTCTGCGGAGAACCGTTCGCATCGGTACCTTGCCGGAACGCGCACGTCCAGCACCGCTCTGCAATCTGAGGGGCGTTATCCACGAATCTGGCGAGTGCGAATCCAAGTTCGAAACCTTCTGGCGTCGGAACATTTTCAACCTTCATTGTCTTCCTCTCCCCATCCCCCCATCACTGCCCGGACACACCGTGATTAATGAGTGCGGAGTATTATCTCCATCGTTGCGATGCGCGGGTCATCCTCGAAAGTGTGCGCGAATTCTATTTTCTGGCCCGGGTCCAGCGGGGTTCCCCAGTTCGCCTGTTCGTAAGACGACGACACTACTGTACCGTCAGGAGCTATCCCCTTGTAAATCACATCAACTACGTTGTCATAGCCGACGCTGATTGTTGATTGGCAGCCGTTGTGATAGTAGACCCACAACTTATCTCCATCGACTTCAGCCCGATCTGCAACGGCACATCCCTCATGTCTACGATTAATAACTAATCGCACGCGTTCTTTTGGGAGAGGGCTGGCTCCAACAATTTCTGCATGGCGATCTTCTTGGGATACTTCCCGGTCAAACCAGTGGATGTCACGTAATAATCCGAACCATACGCCGAACCCTATGCCTACAGCCACAAACGCGATAACTACGGTCAAAACCCATCTTTGAGAATTCCCCATTTGCGATATTCACCTTTCCCACAGAAATTCTTATCCCAAAACGCTCCCCAAATCCTATCCCTTCGGCGGGAACAAAAAGTCCCACACCTTGAAAAACGGCACCCCCAGAAACCCCATCACAATCCAGGGCCACACTACTGGAGGCTTGCATGGTTTGCAG